GGGAGTTGTTCGTCTCCCTTGAGGCCGGCGGCGCCACGCCACGCCGCTAGATCATAGGCCGCATCGCTCGCATTCGGCCCCTGCAATCCGATATTGGGCTCGCCATTCGCCCCCAGCAGTTTGTCGGACGTGGTAATCTCCGGGACGACCTTGTCGGGTGCCGGCGGCGGGAGCGGGCTGTTCTCGACGATGTCGTCAGCCATCAATGGCTCCCGAACAGGATTTCATTCAACTTCTTCTGCCGATCGGTCGTGCCGGCCTTGGGAGTGGGCGCGGTTCCGGCAACGGGCGGCTTGGCCGATTCGCCCGGCTTGATGTTCTTCGGCTGGAACGGCTTTACGTCCTTGAGGATGTTCTGCAAGCCCGGGTCCTTGAGGAAGTAGAACTTGCTCGACGGGTCCAGCAGATCGTGCGTTTTCACACCCTCGGCGCGGCGGGTCTTGAACATATCGTCGATGTACTGCGAGGCCGCCTGGAACTGATACGGCGTTCCGGGATCGTAGGCGGTCGTGTCGTTCAGCTTAAGGCTTTGCTTGACCGCCGTCGTTGCCGACTTCTCCGCGTTGTTCCAGTCCTTCTCGACTACCTGTGTCTGCGCCTGCACCTTGTTGGTCAGGGCAATGGCAGTCTTGGGCGTGAGCTTCTTCTGCTCCGCCGCCGTCGAGATGTCGTCCAATGTCGTGGGGTTGGTCGGATCTCCGATCTTGCTGCGCAATCCCTGATAGACATTCACATCGTCCACCGTCGCGGGCTCCCGGCTCAGTGAGCCGAAGAACCGGACGGCACTCTCGCGCTGCTCGAAAGTCAGTTTGTTGTTGTTCAGGATATCCTTCATCGAAGGCATCTTCAGCGTGCCGTCGTCCTGCACCACGCCGTTCGTAATCCGCTGCAGTTCAGCCTCTCCCGTCTTGGTCTTGGCAATCTGCCCCTCGAGTTGGGCATTGAGCGCGTCGGCCTTTTGTGCTCGCGCCTGTGCCTTGGCGTAGTGAAGGAGCTGGTCCTTCATCTGGGCGTCAATGCCCATGTTGTCGAACTTGCCGGCGGTCAAGTCGGAGGTGAAGGCGCCGGGATTGCGGCGCGCCGCACCTTCCAGCCCGGCAACCATGTTCTCCTTGACCGCCTTGTCGCCCCACGCGCGCACCTTCAATGCAGCCTGTGGCGTGAGGTGGCCGGAATTGATCGTCGCCTCGACCGATTGCTTGATCAGGTCGGCATTGTACTGGACCGTCGAAAAGTCGTTGTTCGACCGCAGCGTCGCACCGTCCACGACCGTCTGGAGGTTCTGCTGTGCCCCCAATCCGGCAGCGGCGCTATCGTCCGCAACGGTCGTGTGAAGATAATGCTCCTTCGCCGACAGGATCATCGCCTCGGCATGGGCACGCGCACGCGGGGTCGAGACGTTATCGAGGAGCTTGTCGAGTGCGGGCTCGGCCGTCTGGTGCAGCCAGTCCTCTGAAAGAGGCTGGTTCGGATCAGCACGGGCACGGCTCTTGCTCCAGTCGTCGTCAAGCTGCTGCTGCGTCTTGATCAGGTCGGAGCCGAACTGCCCTACCTCCTTCTGCGTCTGGTAATTCTCTACGGCAGTACCGACAGACTTAACCGCGCCGCCGACCTTGTTCATGCTCTGCTCGAACATCTGAGCGGAACGCAAGCGTGCGTCGGCGGCTTGCGCACCCAGCACACCCGCGCGAGTGGCGGCGCGCGCCATTACCGAGGCCCCGCCCTCCTGGGGCTGGAGGCCGTTGATCGGGTTCGTGTACTCGCGAATGTTGGCCATCTATGACCTATATGAAGGCGCTGGCGATCGAGGCAATCCCTCCAACTGCCCCCGCGATAGCACCGAAGGTATTGGAGGACGATGAGGCAGAACCTTCGGCATATGCTTCCTTTGCGGCATATCCCGCCTGCTCGGCCTGCATTCCGTAGGCGTCAGATTGCATCTGGTAATTGTTCATATCGATGGCGGTCTGCGTTCCGATCAAGCCGATTGTCAGTGCCCCTTGCGAAGCGCTGGAGTGAAGGACATCGAGAGCATTGCCGCTGTTCTTGAAGCCAGCCGCAGCCACGTCCGCCTGTGTGCCGCTTTCAGACTGATATATCTTCCGCGCGGCCATGGCGGATTGGATATCGCCCGACGCCTTGGCGTAGCCGATATTTAACTTCTCTTGCGTCTGCGCCTTCTCGAAGGCCCTCTGCTCGGCTTCGTAGCCCTGCGCCTTGATCCCGTAGGCCGCAGAGGATTGCTGCCCGCCCAGCAAGTCGCCCGCCGCCCCGACAAGATCGCCGATGCCGCCAATCGCTTTACCCCAATCTGTACCAGCCATGGCTACCGATCCTGCCCGTGGCCGAACCAGCCCAGCGCCGCAATGATGCAGGGGACCGGCCGGGTGATCTGCCAGGCGATCATGGAGTCATAGCTGCTGTCGTCCTCCAGCGTGTTTGCGTACAGACCGGAATAGAGCGTCTTGGTGTCCACCTGAACGGGTCCTTCCTGCACGGTCGAAAGGGCGATGGGCCGCAACGTGCCCGAGGTCCCGATGGACACGGTGCCGTTGATTGCCCCCGCAAACAGGACGCTGTAGTAGTGCGCGCGCCGTGTCTTACCGAGCGCGGGACCGTTCGCCGTTCCTGCATCCTGCGGCGCGATGGGCCGAAGAAGCTGGCCCTGCGACGTGTAGGTAAAACCCACAGCGGCCGGGAATACCGTGCTGGTGCCATCGATCGTCACCGACATATCCGATGACCAGTCATCCGAGTCGAGGCTTTGCAGATAGGCGAGTGTCAGTTCCTTGCCCGGATCGCTCTGCCAGGGAACGAATACCGTCCCGTTCGATACGGTGAAGTCGCCGCAATCAAGGCCGCCGATCTGCACGGATACGGTCGCCGTGCCATGGTTGGAGAGGCCGTAGAGCGTCAGACCAGAGGTCGAGGACTTAGCGCCATAGGGCACGATGCCATCGTCCACCCACCAGCCATTCAGGAGCGACGTGTTCTCGTCCAGCATCGGCCGGCTCATGGTGACATGGCGGACGCTCGTATCCGCATCCAGCTCCACCAGATAGAGCGCATCCAGCGTCCCGTCCGGCGTCGGGCCGACCGTCAGGCTCTCGACGGTGTGATTGCCTCCAAGCACATGCGGATGGAAACCGGCGTAATCCGGAGGCTGAGAGCCATAGGACGAGGTCCGCCGATAGGTGCAGCCCACGAGATTGCCGTCGCCCGTGCGCGCCCATACGATCGGTTCAAGATTGGACTGATAGCCGATTTCCTCGATGCCCGAGGTCGTGAGATGGCGTGCCAGTTCGTTCAGATTGGGCGCGGTGATCCTGCCGCTGAAAACGTCGGGGAAGTATTCGTACATGTCCCGCTGGTACTTGTGGACCAGCAAGGTCGTGAGCGGGGTATCGGTCGGCAGGATGTTGGCGCATCCCACGGATGTAACCTTCTTGCCCGCCGCATTGGTTGGCGTGATCCCTCCAGCCGAGGGGGCGGACAGCAGCCATTCGCCATTCTTGGACCCGCAGATGATCCCCGCAGAGGTCGGCTGCAGCCAAAAGAAGGTGTTGGTATTGTCGGCATCAAAGGTCAGGTCGATTGCGTTCGCATCTCCAACGATGCCGGCGAGGTAGGCGGTCGGCGAGAAGATAAACAATTGATTCGACATCGAGCCGTCGATGCGGTTGCCGATGCTCCCCGTCAGCCATAGGCGGCCCTGGAAGTAACAACCGGCCGACGGCCAGCCGGTCGTGTCGCTATAGATGCCCATGCGCCACGTGAACACATCGGTCACATCGTAATAGGAGTCGCCGAATGCCGTTCCGATATCCGTTGAGGGCTGGATCTGCACGACCACTTCCGTCGAACTGGTGACCGAGGTGATCGTGCACCATGCCCAACTGGACACGACGCTGTCCGCGATCGGCAACCAGTCCGTCGGCGTGTTCGGCGGAATGTTTCCCGTCCCCGGCGTACCCTGCCCAAGATAGTAAGCCCCTTGGTATTTGACGTAGGTGCCAGCCGAATAGTTCGTCGCTGCATCCCACAGCGCCGGCTCGAAGAACAGCCGCATATGGCGGCCAACGTCGGTCGAGACAAAGCCGCTCGGCCCTACCGCTGTTTCATCGGAGACAGTCAGCGTTGGCGTCAGGCCGTTGCTGGAAACGGTGATCGTCGCCCCATTGTCGAACTGCGAGTTGACCGGCGGGTCGTAATACGGTCCGTCCTGGAACGCAGCATCGGCAATCGTGAAGCCCTGCAGATTGGTTCCAGTAGGCACCACGCTATCGGTGGCGATTACCTGCGGCGGATTGTCGGGGTGCAGCAGGATTGCCTCGCTGAAGCCCTGCGGGCTCGCCTGTGCCGCGGCCACCAGCTTGACCTTCGTCCAACTCCCGCTCGAATACGGCGTCGCCAACTCAAGGATCTTGGCCGCCGTCGCCGTGACCTTCGCGGCATTCCAGTTGATCGTGGACCCGTCCAGCCCTTCGGCAGTCACCTCATCAACGAGGGTGAAGTGCGTGGTATCGATCTTGGTGATCAGGAAGCGCCGGTTGACCAACGTGTGCGCGACCGAGCTATCGGTGCTGTTGGTCAGCAGGATTTGGATGGCGTCGCCCGTATTCCACGTCACCGCACCCGAGAGCGTGATCTCTGCCGGGTTGGCTGTGCTGATCGCACTGATCGTCTTGGTATCAGTGTAGACCAGTCCGGTGCCGAACCAGATGCGTGCGATGCTGTCGGTCAACTCCACCCGATATTCGCCGAGGTCGGTGAAGTTGAACTGGATGACGCGCCCGGACCTGCCTTGCCGGGTGTTGCCGCAATACTGGAAGGCGGGACGCCGCGCCCACGGTCCCGTCGAGAGCGCAATGCCGTTCAGGCAGCTCTTGAGCGCCGACTTGTAGCGGGGATGGGTGAAGTTCCCTTGGGCAAAGGGCGACCACTCTCCGCCCCTGAAATCGCCCTGGACATATGAGGCATCGGGCATCGGCTACCGCCTCACCACGATGTACTCATCCTCTGGCGGCTCTGTCGGCCCCGTCTCGATTCCGTTCACGATCCGGGCCTCGCCCATGAACCACTTGTAAGCGGCGGCGATGTTCTTGAGCTTATCGCCCGATTGCGTCAGCTCCTCGCAAGTCTCCGTGGCGATGCGCGCTGCCAGGCCCTCGCAGAACATATCATCCATCGCCGGCACATAGGTGACATCCGCGACGAAGCGCAGAAGGATCGGCGTTGCGTCGGCCGAGACGATGTAGTTGCCTTCAAGGTTCCAGTCGTTGTAGGGCAGCCCGGTCGGGGCACCGAGATAGGAATAAGCCCCCGCCTTCGGGTCTTGCGGGGCCTGCCGCAGATAGCCGTTGGGCAAACGGAAGATGTTGCGAGTCGAGCTGTCGTAAGCCGGACCGGAGCCGAGCGGATAGATGATGTTCGGATTCTGGACGGTGCCGTACTGGCGAACCCAGGAAGTTCCACAAGTCGGCGCGTCGAACGTTGGCGTCCACGGCAGCAAGCCGCCCGTCTTTTGCCAGTTGGTTCCCGAATCGGTCAGCGGATTGTTGCCGAGATTGCTATCGACCATCGAGATATAAAGATTCCCATCCACCCCTCCGACCACATCGCCAGCGGCGTAAGTGACGTTGGGGCGATACATCGGATCGGTAGCCGGCGTGTTGTCGAGGTTCCGATCGATCAGCGACAGGTAGAAAAAGCCATCCGTGTACTGGACCACCTGCCCTTTGTTGAAGGTAGTGGTCGAGGACCAAGCTGTGGGCGTCTTGGGATCGGCGGAATTGGCCGTGGAGAGCGAACTATAGATATTCACGACGCCGGCAGCGGGAGACTCGTAGACCATCTCCCCGGTGAAATATCCCGTGGTGCCGGTCGTGTCGTACGGCTCAGCCGTCAGCGGCCCGAAGTAGTTATCCCACTGAGCGGACGCGCCGGGCGTGTTGTTGAGGTTGCCGCCAACCAGCGATACCCAATAGTCGCCATTGGTATCCGCCACGATCTGCCCGGCCTGATAGGAAAGCGCCGAACTCCAGGCATTGGGGACGAACAGGAGCGTGCCCACGTCGTAGGGACGGAGTGCCACGCGCCGCACGGCAAATCGCCAGACGTTCCGGCGAAGCTCGGCACGGCGGATCTTGTCGTACACGAACGCCATGGAGGCTGCGTTCTTGCTGTTGTCCGTGAACGCGGTAATGCGCGTCACGCCACAGTGTTGCAGCGCCCGGTTGGCTATATCGACATTCGTGAGGAACGGCTCTGTCGTCACGGACGGCCCCTATCCGCCGCCGTGCGGCCTACTCGGTAAAGACGGCGGTGCGCCCGTCATTCAGGTAGCGCAGGATCGCCTCGGTAATCAGGTTCACGTCCTGCCGGGTCATCGACTTGCTCGTGTCGATACGCAATTCGACATCGGTCGAGCCGGTCGAAGCGCCTTCGGTGGCCTTGTCGGGCGAGAGATCGGCGCCGCGATTGAAGCCGATGTAGATCGAAGCCATTGCCTATCTCCTACGTGGGAAGGATTCCGGAATCTCCGGCAAAGCCGACAGCATCGGAAAGAGCGGAGCTGAGAAGCGCGACATCCGTGACCGTCGATCCGTCGATCTGGATCAACACGTCCTGAGTACCGATAGTGTCGGCGACAGCATCGATCGCCGTGACCGTAGCAGCCGTGGCGGTCTTGGCCGTGTTCGCATCGGTGAGCGTCGATGCCGTTGCGGTCTTGGCCGTTGCGGCTGCGGTCTTTGCCACCGCTGTGGCGGTCTTGGCCGTCGCCGCATCCGTCTTGGCGAGAGCCGTCGCGGTTTTGGCGGTGGCCGCGTCGGTCTTGGCTGAGAGGAGCGCCGTCGCCATGGCATTGAAGTCGGCAATCAGGGTGGTGGCCTGGGATTGCGACGTGCTGAAAGAAGTGCTCGGCGTCCCGGTCAGTTGATGGGTGGTCGAATTGTAGGAAACGGCAATGCCGCTCATCAGCGAGCCCAGCAGTGTCCCGAGCGTATCGGTATCGGTCAGCGTGGTCGTAATGTCGGTTTGCACAGTCCCGACATCGGTGTCCGCCGAGGTCGTGTCCGTCACTACCGTGCCGACATCCGTGTCCGCCGTGGTCGTGTCGGTCACCACCGTCGCCACGTCATTGTCCGCCGTCGTTGCCGCCGTCACGACCGTGGCCGCATCGGTGTCGGCCGTGCCGGCCGCCGTCTTTGCCGTCGTGATCTCGGTGACGAGGTTGCTGGACGTGACCGGGACCGCACTGCTTGCGACAGGCGGTCCCAGCGTTACGCCGATGGCGAGCGTGGCCATTTACACCACGTACTGCGCGTC